CAAGCGGCATATACGGGAGGTAATCGACTGCGACGTTGGGATTGTCGGCAATCGTGGGTGTCGTAACGACGCGCTCGGCATAGCCTCCCGGCGTGACGAAGTTTGCCATCCCGTTCGAGCTGACCTGAATTCCAACCCCCTGGGCCGAGGTGGTTGCAGTCAACGGCACCGGTTGGCCGGACGGGACCGGTGGGGTGTAGGCGATGCCACCCGTGAGAGTGGCGGTGGCCTCTTTGCTGTTGATGAGGCCGGTTTCGGTGGCGGCGTCGAGGGTGACGAGGGCGCCGGCCGGGTAGGTGACGGTGCGGCCCCCGATGGTGAGGTCGCGAGGGGTAAGGAGCTTGATGGTCATGGTGGGGCGATCCTGATAGCGTCGGGGGCTGGGGGCTTACTCGGGGCGCGGGGCCTGGGCGTCGAACTCGCCGGAGGCTTGGAGGCCCTTGGCGGTGGCGGCCGGCAGGGTGACGTAATCACCGCACTTGAGGCCGTGAGCCGGGATGTCGACGAGGACGAGGCCGGAGATGTCGCGGGCCTTGGCAGGCTTGGCCGGCTTGGCAGTGGCATCGTCTTGGGGCAGCACGTCGGCCAGCAGCGGGAGGTCGGCGGCAGCGTTGCCGGGGGGCGTGATCGTTTCGATATCGGACATGGCAAAATCCCGTGAGCTTGGCGGGCGTGCAGACGTTTGCACACCCGCCCGGTTACGTGGCGGGCGTAGCCCTGGGCTTAGGTTGCGCTGTTGGCGTAGTGCTTGACGGCGCCGCCCACGTCGGTGTAACCGCCACCGGAGCGAGCCCACAGGTTAAAGCCAACCTGCCCCTTTTTCGCGTAGGCGCTGTCGGTGTAGCGCTGGTATTCGGTGGCGCCCAGCACATCGCGGATGATGTAGTTCGTGAAGTCGCCGAACAGGATGGACTTGGCGTTGGCGGCCATCGTCGGCATGTGGTTGTTGATGGTGATGGGGTAGCCGAGCAGGGTGTCGGGGGCGCGACCACCGAGGCCGTCATAGCCGGGGATAAAGATCGGGCGACCGGTGGTGTCCTTGAGCTTTTTGACGACCTTGTAGGTCTGGTCGTGCATCATCCAGCGGCAGCGGCCACCTTCGCGGTAGGCGTAGTCGACGGAGTGTTCGAGGTCGATGAGGTCGTCGACAATGACGGTGGCCGTCTGGCCAGTGGTGCCGACCTTTCCGGCCGTGGCCGCGGTGACGATGCCCTTGGGCTGGCCGGTGCCGGTGCCGACGGTGAAGTGCTTGTTGGTGATGCGGCCAACACGGGCCACGCAGCGGGTATTGACGAAGGCTTCGATGTCGACAGCGGCGTCTTGCAGGAGCTCGACGGGGACGGTGACGACCTTGGAGCTGTACTTGTAGACGTCGATCGGGGTGACGCCGAAGCTGATGTCGGCATCGGAGGCGGCGGTGTTCTGGGCAACGATTTCGCCTTCCTCGGAAGTGCCGTCCGAGTTGGGGTAGTTGATGGTGTTGCCCATCGCAGTTTGGATGACGGTGGCCACGCGCGCATGCCGCCGAGGCTCTTGAGGGCATCGGCCACAACCTGGGCAACTTCGGTGGCAACGGTGTAGCCGCCTTCGGCGCCGGTGGTGGTGGACATGGTGTTGCGGATGATCTGCCAGTCTTCGGCGCTGATGGCGCGGTCGCCGTTGCGCATCCAGGTGGCAAAGAGGTTGCGCACCTTGGAGGCGTGGGCGTTGGTGACGCCGGCACGGCTGGCACGGTGAGCGGCAGCGTCGGCGATGGCGTTGGTCTGGTCGTCTTCGGCCAGGAGGTTCATCGTCTTTTCGAGGCGGTCGATCTGGGCTTTACAGTCGTCGATTTCAGCAAGGGCGGCATCATAGGCGGCCTGGGATTCGGCAGACCAGGCAGCGTTTTTGTTCTCGACGAGGGCCTTGACTTCCTTAGCGCGGGCGGCGATTTGCTCCCGCAGGGCTTGGATGGATTTCATGGTGCAGTTTCTCCGGGCGTAAAAAAAGGCCGCTTTCGGCGGCCGGGGGTGGTTGCGCGGGAGCGCGGGTTTAGCTGGGTGTGTAGGCGATGGTACAGGCTTCGAGCCGGCGAAGGGCGGCGGCGCGGTCGAAGGTGTTTTCGGGGGCGCGGGCCTCGGGCGGCTGGGGAGCCGGCGCGGGGGGCTTGGGGGCGCGGGCGTAGGCGGCGAGATCCCAGGCGGGGGCGCGGTTTTCGGTTTCGGTGGGTTCGGGGGCTTTTTCGTCTTGGCCGGCGATGGCGGTGGCGAAGCCGTATTGAACGGCCTCGGTGGCGGTGAGCCAGGTTTCAGCGGCAATCCAGTCGCGCAGCTGGTCGGGGGATTGGCCGGTTTTGGCGGCGTAGGTGGCAACGAGGGTTTCGTCGATCTGGTCGAGGAGCGCGGCGGTTTTGCGGATGTCGTCGGCGTTGCCCCATGCGAGCGTCCAGGCTTTGTGGATCATGAACATGCCGCCGGGGGAGATGATGCGCTCTTCGCCGGCCAGGGCGACGTAGGAGGCGGCGGAGGCGGCATAGCCGTCGATGTGGCTGACGATTTTGGCGGGGTGCTCGGCGAGCAGGGTTTCCATGGCGCGGCCGGCGAAGACGTCGCCGCCGGGGGAGTTGATGCGCAGGTGGATGACGGCTTTGTCGCGGTAGTCGGCGAGCTGCTTGCCAAGGGAGAGCGCGGAGACGCCACCCCAGTAGTCGTCGGAGACGATTGTGTCGTAAAGCCAGATGGTGGCTTCGCCTTCGGCGGTGGCTTGGGCGTGGAATTTTCCGCGGCCTTTGTTGGCGGCGAGCAGGGCAACGAGGCCGTTACGCATTGGAGGGCTCCGGGGTGGTGGGGCTGGCTGATTTGCTGCCGGCTTGGACTACGGTTTTTGCCCACTCGGCATCGATGGGCGGCAGGTTTTTGAGGCGGCGCACCTCGTTGACAGTCATCCAGCCTTGCGAGCCGGGGCCGCCTAGGCCTTTGCTGAGGTAGTTGGATTGCTGGGTGCTGTCGCCCTCGAGGAGGGCATCGCGATTAAATTCGCCGAAGTAGATGCGTGACCGGGGCCAGACTTTGCGGTTGATCTCTTGCGAGATGTTGTCGAGGTGGCGGCCGAGGGTGTAGCGCACAAAGCCGATCGACATTTGCTCGATGCCGGTGCCCCAGCTGGTGGCGGCATCGGTTTTACCGATCATGTGCGGGGGCACACCCATGATGCGGGCGATGTCCTCCACAGACTGCTGACGGGTTTCGAGGAGCTGGGCATCGTTGGCATTGATGGTGAGCTGCTTGATGTCCATGCCGCCGACGAGCACCGGGGGCACACCGGTGTTGGTGTAGTGCTCTTTCTGGGCAGCCCAGCTATCCTTGATGAGTCGGCGTTGGTCATCGTCGAGCTTCATTTCGCGCGGGACAACAAGGGCGTGGTCGGCCCTGGCGCCGCCCTTGAAAAATGCCGCGGCGTGGTCATCGGCGGCTTTGGCGAGGCTGGCAGTTTGGCCGAGGGCGGCAGAGATGGGGGTGAGGGAGCGCAGGCCGTCATAACCAACACCCGGAAAATGCAGGATGTCGTCTTGATCCTTGATGCGCTGCTCGACGGTGCCGGTGCTGGTGCGCACCCAAAACGTGTAGCGGTTTCGGCCGTCGACGCGGGTGACTTGCATGGCGTCGGGGTGGAGGGGCTCGAAGCCAATGATGCGCGGGCTGTAGGCGCTGGCGCGATGGATTTGCCGAAAGGCATCACCGCGCAGCAGGATGGATTGCAAGGCAAAGTGCCAGGCGCTGGCAGCCGTCCAAGCGGGGTCGGGGGATTCGTTGAGCAGCCACCAAAGGTCGGTGTCGTAGCGGGCACGTCCGGCTTCGGTGCGCTGGTAGAGGTGGTAGGGCATGGCGGCAACGGCGCCGCCGATGAGGGCGACCGAGGCATAGACCGCGCCGATGCGCATGGCCTGCCCTTCGGACACCACGCCGCTGCCTACTTCGGTGAGCAGGTTGTAGAGCGTGGAGCCACGCACACCGCCGGAGAGCGGGTATGCCTGGGCCTGGACGGCGGGCGCAGGCGCGCGGGTGCCGCGGTCTTGCTCGAGTAGCAGCTCAGCGCGGAGGCGGAGGGCAGTGTTCATAGGAGCAGGATTCCAGGGGTTTCGGTTTGCGTGGCTGTGAGCCGGGCGATAAGGCCGGCGCCCATGGTGGCGGCAATGATCAAGTCGATTCGGCCGCTGGCCTTGGCTTTGCTGAGCTTGCGGTTTTCGGCGTCATCGGCCACAACAACGGCATTTGCTGCGCACCAGGTAAGGACAGGGTGACCGGGGTGCACGGCGGTGTTGTTGAGCAGATGAGTCTCAAAGGCTTCGACAGCCGGGCTCATGTCTTTGTAGCCTTGGCCAAAGGGCTCCATCGGCGGCAGGGTGAGGCCGTTGTCATCGGCCAGGGCTTTAAAGTCTTCGATGCGCCATCGGTCGTAGCCCACGGCCTGTATTTCAAAAACTTCCCCGAGGTGCACTAAAAACTTGGCAACGGCGAGCTTTGAGACGGCGCGACCGGGCGTGGTAAACAGGTTCCCAGCGCTGCGCCATGCCAGGTAGGGCACGCGATCAAGGTTTTCTTTGCGCTCCAGATCCTCATCCGGCACCCAGCAAAACGGCACGATGCGCCAAGGCTCGTCGGGTAATACGGGCTCTATCCACAGCACCAGACCGGTTAAGTCGGTGGTACTGGAGAGGTCAAGCCCGGCATAGGCACGCCGGCCAGCAAACTCCATGTAGTCAAAATCTTGCTCGGCACCAAACCACACGTCGGACGATATCCACGGGTTTTCGGCATCGGTCCATTCGCAAAAACAGAGGCGGCGCACCAGAGCTTCTTTTCCCGGCATGCCGCGGGCTTCGCGGACTTGCTCGCGTAGGTACTTGACGCCAGGCAGGTCGGCTTCTTGCAAGCTCGGATTGGCTTTTGGCCAACAGGATTCGTCCTTGATGGGGTCTTCACCCTCATCAAGACTGCAGATGTATGCAAAAAAGCTGTCGTCTTCCAGGGTTCCCGCGCTGACTTTTGCGCCGTAGTCGTGGTAGCCCCAGCAGGGGCTCGATTTGTTCGAGCCCGAGTTGGTAATCATAAAGATCAGGGCTTGCCGGCGGCTTTTCGTACCGGCGCGCATCATTTCAACAACCGTATTCGTCTTGTGCTCGTGCAGCTCGTCAATCAGGCCGATGTGGGGCCGTGGGCCGCTTTGCCCGTCGTCGCTGCTGATTGGCCTGAAGAATGCGCGCTGCGCCATGTAGGCAAGGTTCCAGCACCGCTCACCCGTTCCGCTCTTTTGCAGGCGCTTGGATAGCTCAGGCGATTGATCCACCATGGCAACGGCATCACGAAACAAGACCATGGCTTGATCCTTTTTCGTGGCAGCGCTGTAGATTTCCGCGCGTGGCTCGTTGTCAGCCACCAGCCCCAACATGCCCACGCCAGCGGCCAGGGGGGATTTGCCGGAACCCTTCGCGGTTTCGATGTAAGCGTTGCGGAACCGGCGGTGCCCGTCCGGCCCCATCCACCCGAAAAGCGAACCGATAACAAACCGCTGCCAGCCCAGGAGGATAAAAGGCTTGCCCTCGTAGTCGCCGCCGTTGAGGCAGAGCACGTCCTCAAAAAAACCTTGCGCCTTTTCCGCCGCCTCGACGTTCCACACCAGCCCGCGCTTGTGCCCGCTCTCTATGTCCCGCAGGTGCCGCGCGCACTGGCCGCGCACATGAGGCCCAGCAATCCGCTCGCCCGCCACGACTTCCAGCGCGTACTGCGTGGCCGCGTCAGAAATAGCTGGCGGCTTTGTCTTCTTGCTTCTTGTCATCAGGGGTCGCAGTGACGCGGGAGCGCGCCGAAGGGGTCATTCCGAACTCGGCGGCGTAACGCACCACGTCGGCTTTGGCCTTGTTTGCGATCCCGACGAGCGGGTTTTGTATGGCGTTGCCGCTGGTGGTTTTAATCATCAGCGCGGCGTTTAATTCGTCCTTAGCGGCCATCCTATTGATGGCCCGCTCCGCTTGCGCCCAGCGCCCGTATGCGGCTGCGTAGGCGGCCAAGGCAGCGCGGTCTAGCTCCGTCATCAGCCCGGCTGCGTACAGCGCGCTGCACACGCGGCCCCATTCGACCTTGGCGTCGTCGCACAGGAATGCGGGCGGGGTCGGCTCGGCCAGGGCGACTACCGCCTCTTTCTTTGGC